AATATTGCAATACACTTGGCATNAAGCTTACACGTAGACGTACGCCGAAAGCACTTGTCAAGATAGCGCTATGTTAGTTGCGATGCTCACTCACAAATCAGACGTTCTCAAACTAAAAGAAATGGGGTGNAATTCCTCTCTCTTTTTTCTACAGGTTTGTGAGTGACAAATAGTTACTAGAGATGCAGTAACTACCTGATGCAGGATAAAGCATAGTGAGCGAGGTTAGGCGCGGTATTCTAGCCCAGCATCTGAAGATAAGAACATTAACCAGATCTCTGCGGCAGCTGCTTACGCACGAGAGCAATTCCTAAACTCATAGAGTAGCAGCTAGGTACGTTTAGGATAAACTTGATCAATTGTTTTTGCTGGTGTTTGATTGATCGGTCACTGTGGTGGAATATAGACCATACAAGGTGCAAATCCTTGCCAGTGACATAAGTGGCATAAGCTGCTTAAATAAATTAGGAAATGTCAATAGATGTTTCTACCCTTCACGAAGAGGCATCGGCTTGCAGGGTGTCTCTTTTTATACATAAGATTACAAAGGATGTGGCGTTAGATGTGCAGAAATGGGACTTAGCATATGAAGACTATAAGAACGGTATGAAGTATAAAGATATAGCAGATAAATACGATGTATCTATTAACACCGTGAAGTCTTGGAAATCTCGCAAATGGAATGCGCCTCTTAAAGAGGTTGCAACCAAAAAGAAAAAGGTTGCACACAAAAAAGAGTTGCAACCTGTTATAGACAATGACGATTTAACAGAGCAACAGAAGATGTTCTGTTTATTTTATTTACAGCATTTTAACGCCGCTAAGGCATATCAACAAGCATACGGATGTGACTATAATTCAGCTAGAGCCAATAGCATTAGGTTGCTAGCAAAAGATAGCATAAAAGAAGAGTTGCACCGTTTAAAAGCAGAGTTGCAACAAGATGTGTTTATAGATGTTAAAGACTTGATACAAGAGTATATTAAGCAATCTTTCGCTGATATGTCTGATTTTACAGAATTCGGACAGGAAATGGTTGAGTTTTCAGATGGTGAAGAACGCCCAATATCTTTTGTTAGATTGAAAAATTCTAGTGAAGTAGACGGAACTCTTATACAAGAAATCAAAAAAGGTAAAGACGGTGTATCAGTTAAGCTTTACGATAAGCAAAAGGCCATGAGTGAGTTGATGAAGTATTTAAACAATGGTGGTAAACAATCTTCCGGGAAAATTACTATCGTCGATGAATGGGGCGATGAAGATGAGTAAAATTCATATTCAAAAAGAAGTTAACCCGCACTTTAAATCAGTTTGGAAAACAAAAAAACCTTATAATATTTTAAAAGGCGGCCGTAATTCGTTTAAGTCGTCGGTTATTGCGTTATTGTTGGTTTATATGATGATTAAGTATCTTTTGACAGGCGAGAAGGCGAACGTAGTTGTTATTCGTAAAGTGGCTAATACAATACGCGATAGTGTCTATTTAAAAATACAATGGGCATTAAATAAGTTTAGTTTGATGGATCAGTTCACTTGTACGGTATCGCCCTTTAAAATTACGCACAAAGAGACAAGCTCCACATTCTATTTTTATGGTCAAGATGATTTTCAGAAATTGAAATCGAATGACATTGGCAATATTATTGCCGTTTGGTATGAGGAAGCGGCCGAATTTAAAAACGCCGAAGAATTTGATCAGTCGAATACTACTTTTATGAGACAAAAACACCCACTAGCTGATACGGTCCAGTTCTTTTGGAGTTATAACCCACCAAGAAATCCTTATTCATGGATTAATGAGTGGTCAGAGACGTTAAAAGGGCAAAAAAACTATCTGGTTCACGAATCTAGTTATCTGAATGATGAACTAGGGTTTGTGACAAATCAAATGTTAGAAGATATTAACCGCATAAAAGAAAACGACATTGATTACTACAGGTATTTATACTTAGGCGAGCCTGTGGGACTTGGAACAAATGTTTACAATATCGACCTCTTTCATGAACTTGATGCGGTACCAGATGACGATAGAATAGTCGGCTTGTATTACGCAACTGACGTGGGGCATCAAACTTCAGCAACCGTTTGCTTGTGTTTTGGTCTAACTGCTAAGGGAAATGTGATATTGCTTAACATGTACTATTACAGCCCACAAGGAAAGACGGTAAAAAAAGCGCCAAGTGATTTATCAAAAGAGTTACACGAGTTCATCGAACGAACCTCTAAGCATGCCTCTGTTGGGAATGCCCGAATTATACAGCGAACAATAGATAGTGCAGAAGGCGGTTTGAGGAACCAATACTTTAAAGATTACGGGAAAAGATGGCGCCCTGTAGCAAAGAAAAAGAATATCGATATGATTGACTATGTCCATGACTTGTTAGCGCAAGGGCGTTTTTATTATTTGAAACCAACGATTAAAACAGGATTGCCTAACTGTGATGATTTGACATTATTTATTGAGGAACATAAGCGATACCAATTTGATGAACGCTATTTAAATTCAGATGATCCAAAAGTAATTAAAGAGTTTGACCACAGTGTGGATGCTTTCAAGTATGCATGCCTAGACAACGCAAGAGATTGGAGGTTAAAGCGCTAATGAAGTTTATTGAAGCTGTGAAAGGACTATTTAAGAGAGGAGGCTATGCATTGACTGGGCAAGAATTAACGAGCATTAACGATCATCCAAAAGTAAATATAGACCCATTAGAATTACAACGGATTGAACAAGATTTTAAAGAGTATAGAAACGACTATGGGTTTATTGAATATGTCAATTCGAATAACGAAATAAGAAAACGTAAGTATATGGCTTTAAACATGAGAAAACTAACTGCAGAAATGATGGCTAGTTTAGTCTTTAATGAACAAGTAGACATTAAAGTAGATGATGAACAAGCAAATGAATATATACAACACGTATTCGAACACAATGATTTTAAAAAGAATATGACAAGGTATTTAGAACCAATGTTTGCAGCCGGCGGTCTTGCGATACGTCCTTACGTTGATATGAATACTGGTGAAATGGAGTTTTCTTGGGCGTTAGCAAACGCCTTTTATCCGTTACGTTCAACAACAAACGGCGTTTCTGAAGGCGTAATGCTTTTTAAAACGGTTGAAACTGAAAATAGTAAGACAGTGTACTATACGCTTTTAGAATTCCACGAATGGATAAATGGGAATGTAAAAATTACAAATGAGTTATACCGTTCAGAGGAAGCGAACAAGATAGGCAAGAGGGTACAACTTGGCTATAACGGGCAATATGAAGGGCTGTCCGAATCAGCGAACATAACAGACATGAAGAAACCGCTGTTTAATTATTTAAAACCAGCCGGGTTTAATAATTTTAGTTTGTACAGTCCGCTAGGGATAGGCATATGTGACAATTCAGTAAATACCCTCAAGCAAATCAACGATGCGTATGATCAATTTAACTGGGAGATACGAATGGGGCAACGAACAGTTATTGTAAGTGATCATGTACTCGATTATCATCCAGACGAACAAGGGAACAGCATAAAACCGATTTTTGATCCAGATGTTAATATCTATCGACCAATGCGAATGGAACAAGACAGTGAGCTAATTAAAGATATTACAAACGATATTCGAACAGAACAGTACATTTCGGCTATCAATCAGTTTATGAAAACGTTAGAAATGCAAATGCAACTTAGTGTTGGTACGTTTAGTTTCGACGGGAAATCCGTGAAAACTGCAACAGAAGTAGCAAGCGAGAACTCGTTAACTTATCGTACGCGTAACATGCAGTGTAACGAAGTAGAAAAGTTCATCAAGGGCTTGGTAGTTTCTACACTAGAATTAGCAAAAAGAACCATATACCAAGGAAAGTCGTTGTACACAGGCAAAATACCTGACTTTGAAGAAATCAGCGTGGACTTTGACGACGGGATTTTTTCTAATTTAGACCAAAAGCTGGAATTTTTCAGCAAAGCGAAAATAGCTGGGTTAGTACCAGTTACAGAAGCGCTAAAAGGGATATTCAAATTGACAGATGAAGAAGCTGTCAGATGGTATCAACGTATCCAACAAGAAGAAGCTGGGTTGGATCCATCTGAAATTGAAGAGTTTAGAGTTAGTAAAGAGATAGGAGATGAGGAAGTATGATTACACCTCATCAATTAGATTTATGGTCCTCTAATATGTCACACCTCTACCAATCGTTAGAGGGCGAATTAATACGAATCATCGCTAAGCGTTTAAAAAATGGCAGTGGTGACATATTAGATTGGCAAAGAGAAAAGTTACAAGAACTGCATTTATTTAACAAAGAAACAGCAAAAATCATTTCTCAAGTAACGGGAATTGCTGAATCTGAAATAGAACGAATGTTTGAAAGCACCGGGCAAAAGATTGTAAAAGAATTGGATAAAGAATTGCCGTATGACCCAAAGCCTATGCCAACAGATTTAGACAATATCATGAAAGCCTATCATGACCAAGTTTGGTCTGATATTAACAACTATGTAAACCAAACGTTGTTATCCACTAACTTTGGTTATGGAACAGTTACCACTCAAATGTACAATGAAATCATTAATAAGACAGTCGCTGCATTTAACAGCGGCTTATTTACGTTTGAGGAAGCGTTAGAACGTACATTGCAAGAATGGGCGCAAAAAGGGATTAAGTCCACTTTTATAGATAAAGGTGGTCATATATGGAGCTTGGAAAGATACATTAGAACTGTTTTGAAGTCAACGCTAGGAAATACCTTTAACCAGTTGCGAACAGACCGTATGAGTGAATATGGCGTTCATACTGTACTTGTTACTAGCCATATGGGGGCTAGAAAAGCTTGTTCAAAGATTCAAGGCCATGTGGTTGATTTACGTAGGATAGTTCCTAGTAGCAGCAAATATAAAAGTATCTACGATCCTTATTGGCAAGCTGAATATGGAACCGCTGGAGGCCATCGGGGAGTAAACTGCAATCATTTACACATCCCTTTTATTCCTGGCGTTAACACGAACAATCAACCGAAAGTTGATACAAAAGAAAATGAAAAAGTTGCTCAATTGACTAAGCGTCAACGGCAACTGGAACGCCAAATAGTTAAGTTCAAAAAGAATCAAATGGTTTCTGAAGCATTAGGACAGACTGACAACGCCAAGCAATGGCAACAGAAAGTAAGAGCAAATCAAGCGAAACTACGAGAACTAGTAGATTCTAATGAGTATTTAGGCAGAAATTATGCCCGTGAAAAAGTTTACACCCCGGTAAATACGCTACTAAAAGATTTTCGTTACGACGATTTTTAGGAGGTTCTAAAATGGTATATAGACCGCATTATTTAAATGTTGAACATATTGTTGAAGAAATTTATTTAGGGGATTGTGTAAAACCAGTTGCTAGAAATGTATTAGCTAAAAACACAGGTAGAAAAAAAGTAGTTCAAAATGCGAGAAGTAAAAAGAAATATGAAGTGTTTAATGATTCAGACCCCTACGATCGATTGGATGCCGATTACGAAGAATATTTAAAAAGAGAAGAAAACAGGTCTAACTACCGTTAGGCTTTTTATTTTATACCTAGACCTGCTCGGAAGTCTCAAAAAGACGGCTCACAGTGGGAGTTGCCACTCAAAAAACACTTAGGAGGAACAGATTTATGAAAAAAGATGATTTAATCGCATTAGGCATTGAGGAAGAAACTGCAAAGTCGATTATGGCGTTACACGGGAAAACAGTTACGCAACTGAATGCGCAAGTAGCTACCGCGGAGAGTGAACGTGACAGCGCTAAACAAGAACTAAAAGCGAATCAAGAAGAATTGACGGCCTTAAAAGAATCAGCACAAGGCAACGAAGAGTTATCTCAAAATCTGGCCGATTTACAAGCGAAGTTCGATGAGGCGAAAACCAATTCTGAAAACCAATTAGCCGAACAACAAAAAGACTTTGCCATTCAATTGGCTTTAAAAGAAGCGAATGCACTTGATGAAACGATTGTTCTTGGTCTTTTAGATAAAGACACTATTAAAGTTGTTGACGGTAAGTTACAAGGCTTTGAAGAACAATTAAAGGGACTTCAAGAAAATAAATCATTCTTGTTTCAAGAAGCAAAAGACCCTGAACCAACTCCGCCAACTCCTCAAATTTTGGCTGGTGGAAATCCTGCAGGCAATGCAGCAGGTGGAAAAAGCATTGTACAAAAAATTCAAGAAAGATTAGGTGAATAATTATGGCAGTAGTATTAGATTCAAAAGATTTAGCAACAATTGATAAAGAATATCGCGCAGATTCCCAAGTATGGGATATTTTGACGCAAGGCGCAAAAAGTATCACTGCAGCTGATTTTGTAGGCGTGAACGAAGTACGAGTGAATAAGATGTCAGGATTCATGGAAGCAACGCAATACAAACGTAATGGGGAAAATGCACGTAACCAAATTGATATCGCCAAAGAAACAATCAAATTAACGCATGAAGACTGGTTTGGTTATGATGTTGATCAATTAGATCAGTCTGAAAGTGCAGCGTTAACGATTAATAACATTGTGACAGAACACAAGCGTTTAGTCACTGTACCGCATCGTGACAAAGTAGCAGTACAAGTAATGTTTGATAATGCTGAAAAAAAAGTGAATGAAACATTAACAGAAGACAATATTTTAGCGGCTTATGATGCTGCAGAAGAATATATGACAGACAACGAAGTTCCTGGCGGATATGTAATGTTCGTTTCGGCAGCAACCTATCGCTTGCTAAAAAATGCCAAAGGGGTAACAAAATCATTTTCTACTAACCAAATGGCAATCAATGGTATTAATCGCACAGTAGCTCAAATTGACGGTGGCGTGCCCATCTTAAAAGTGGCGAAAGACCGTTTCTCAGGTGTGAACATTGAAGATAAATTAAACTTTATCATTGTTCCTTTAACTGCAGTTGCGCCAATTGTCAAATATGGGACAGTTGATACTGTGCCAGCTTCGCAAGACCGTAGTGGTTACCGTGATACAATTAAAGGTTTGGATTACTATGATGCAATTGTATTTGATAATGCGAAAAAAGCTATTTATGTGTCATATGTCCCAAAAGCGTAGCCCCGAAAGTTGGTAAACTAACGCCGACAACAAGCGGGGTAGTTATTGAAATGGAAGAAGGAGCTTAGTCTCCTTCTTTTTTAGGAGGAATCTAAGATGTCCTATATTGATTTTGAAGAGTTTAAAGAGCTTACAGGCGCCACAGATGAATATAAAGATAACTTTGACAAATATTTAGTAAAAGCCACCGCAGCGATTGATAATGTAACGAATTACTTTTATCAGTTCAATGATATAACGAAAGATTCTAGGCAATTTAGAGTGAAACAGTTTAAACTCGCTCTGTGTGCGCAAATAATGTATTTTGTCGATGTTGGTGCGGATACGTATGAAAGTATCAACAATGCCCCTCAAAGCTTTTCAGCAGGCCGTACGAGTATTTCTAATGCCAGTCGCTACAATCCTTCTGGAAATAACGAAAGTAAGTCGTTGACTGCTGAAGACGTTTATTTGTATCTGGAAGGTACAGGTTTGTTATATCGAGGTGTTTCGTCATGCTAATGCCAAAGCCACCCAAAAAGTTCTTAGTTGATTCCTTTGAGTATAAAGAGTACTTAGGGGAGGGCGATTGGAACAAGCCAGTATACAAGGAACCAGTTCTTATTGAGTATTGCCGGATTGACAGAGGAAGCCAATATACCTTTTCATCAAGCGGTAAACAGTTGCTCTATAACGGATTGATTTTCTGTTATCACGGATTGACTATGCCCTTTCCTGAATTCAAAGAACAATCATTGGTTATTTATGATGGTAAGGAACACGTAATCACTAAAATTGATACTGTCATAGAAGCCTATCAAGCAGCCACCGTTTACTCTTATGAGATTGAGGTAGTCTAATGGGGGTTAAGGTAAATTTAAGCGGTGTAAGAACCAAAGTAAGCTCTGATGCAATGAGACGAGGTAGATATGCATTAGGTAATCAAGCGATGGCAGATATGAACCAATTTGTACCACGAAAGAATAATATTTTAAGGCAAAGCGTTCATTTATCAAGCAATGGTGAAAAGATTATTTACGGCACGAAATACGCGAAACGTCAATTTTATTTGAACGGAAAAAAATATACCACACCAGGTACTGGGCCAAGATGGGATTTAAAAGCAAAAGGCGCTTATCTAAGTTCGTGGAAACGGGCTTTTCTGAAAGGAGCGGGTATTAAGTAATGGATTTTCTTGATTGTTTAAACGAAAAGATAAACCAGATTCCTAATCTACCTTTAAATATTCGGAAAGGCTACCTTTCTGCAGTAGAAAGCTTAGTAATTTACCCATTACCAGGTGGTAAGGTCGACATCGAATATTATGATGGAATCAAGGATGAATTATTAAACTATGAAATTGCAATGAAATCAAAAGATGGATCTAAGATAGAGCAAACATTATGGATGCTATCGGATGTTTTAGAAAACATTGAAGAATTGTCGAGTAAAGATGGCTCTTTTGAGTACAATAATTTAACAATAACGAACAGGCCGTTCATCAACGAAGCAGATGAACAAGGTTGGTTCGTTTTTTTATTAGATTTTCAAGCAAAATTAACTACATTTAAGGAGGAAAAACAACATGATTAAAATGGATTTACAATATTTTGCGCGTAAAAAAAATGCGAAACGTGAACACTATATCGCCGAGTACACACCAGGAAAAGAAACCGCTCCTACGGAAGATGCAGAATGGTTGCGACTAGCAAAATATATTTCAACCATTGGTGATGATTCAGACGAAGAAACAGATGATACGGGCTTTTATGATGGTGATGGAACGCCTGAAACGACTGTAGTATCAGTATCTGGTACGTATACACCTGAAGGCATGTACGATGCTGAAGACCCAGCACAACAATTAATTGCTAGTAAAAAATACAAATTAGGTGATGGCCGTAAAATTTGGCATAAAGTCGTACAAACCAATGGTGATGTTTATGTGGGACGTGCAACAGTTACAGGCATTAAGGCAGGTTCTGGTGATGCAACAGCATACGAAGAATTCAGTTGCTCAATCAAATACGATACGTTACCAAAAATCAGCCCAAAAGCATAACCCCAGTAATCGGGGAAATGACTCCGACTAAAACTGGGGTAATCATTGAAATGGAGAAAGGAGAATAAGAATGGCAAGAGAGTATATTGTTTATAAAGGTGAGGAAGTCATTGTTTCGGCTAGTCCAAGCCCTCTAGAAATTACAGGAATTGAGCCAAACACCGACGTTCCAGCAGGAACATACCAAGTAGGTTTTGCAGACGGCGGCGAAAAAGTAGATGTACCTGCATTTAAAACATCGCCAATTGCTGTAACTGGCATAGAGTTTTCTCCTAAAACATCCACAGCAGATGCGGGTACTGCAGGTAGCCGACAAATCACAGCAACTGTTTTGCCTGAAAATGCTACAAATAAAAAAGTAAACTATTCTATTACGCCTGTAACAGAAGGCCTTGCTGTCTCTGAAACAGGTAATATTACTTGGACAGAAACGGTACAGGCTGGTGTTTATACTACAATAGGAACAACAGAGGATGGTAAGAAAACAGCTCAACACACCTTAACATTGAATAATCAAGCATAAATACGAAAATAAGGGCAGCTATTTGGCTGTCCTTTTTTATGGAGGTAATTAAATGAAAGCATTAGAGATTAACGTAGCACGTACGGGTTTTCCGGTTATTTTAGCAGGACATGAATTTTTCTTTGATAGTTCACCAGAACATTTAATCGAGGTACAAAAAAACTATGAAGTGTTTGAAAAAGAAGTAGATTCGATTGAAGGACCCAATGAAGATGATACAGATAGCTTGGACTTGGAACCGTACAAAGAGTTGTTAGCAAAAGGGTATGATGTCATGTTAGGCGAAGGAACATTCGATACGTTGTATGCGGATATTCCAGACATCAACGCATGGCTAAATGCTTTCTTTGATTTATACAACGGGATTGCCGATCAACTGGACGAATTTAAAGAGGAACAAACAAAAAATTCTGAACGTTTAAAACAGAAGTACTTGAAAAAAGTTAGCAAGAAAGGGTGAGCGCAATGCGGTTAAACGATCCGCTGCCCTCTTTTTTTGAGTTTGAAGAGAAAGAGTATCCTCTAAATCTTGCTTTTGATCGTGTGTTGGATGTTTTCGACGTGCTGTCTGATGACGGGATAAATCTTCCAGACAAGGTAGAGACTTGTATAAAGATTTTAGTTGGTGATGTAGGACTAGATATTATATCTCAGTTTGTGATGTTCAGAGAACTATACGATACCTATCTCGTCTTTGGTAAAAAATCAGAAGTGGTAACCGATGAATTAGGAAATGTTATGCCAATGAAACCAGTCAGTAAAGATATGGACATTGTATTAGATGCAAAATACATTTATGCCTCTTTTCGACAAATAGGTATCAATTTATTTGAGGAACAGGGCCGTTTGTCTTGGGAAGAATTCCAAGTATTGCTAGAAACGTTGCCAGATGACACGCCTATTCAAAAAATTAAAAGTATCCGTAACTGGAAACCGCAAAAAGGAGAAAGTACTGAACACAAGGAACAAATGAGAGAACTTCAAAGGCGTTATGCATTACCAAATTACGTAAGGGAGGAGGAAGAAGATGGCTGATGGAAGTGTAGTAATTGATGTCGATGTGAATGGGAAGGACGTCACAGGGCTAAATAATCAATTAGACCAATTGGAAGGCAAGTCCGCCAAAGCAAGTCGAGGCATTGGAGACATGGTCAAAGTGATGGGGCTCGTTAAGTTGGGCAGTGCAGCATTTGATGTCTTAAAAGGCTCAATTGAAGGAGCAGTTACACGTTTTGACAAGTTGAACCAGTTTCCTAAAGTATTAACAGCTATGGGAGCTAGTACAGATGATGCTACCCGTGCAACGAATAAGTTGAAAGAAGGAATTGATGGGCTACCAACGAAATTGCAAGATGTGAGTGACACTACGCAACAAATGTATAGTGTTTTTAAAGATGCCGATTTAGCGGCTGACAGTACACTTGCTTTAAACAATGCTTTACTTGCTAGTGGTTCTAGTGGTGAAAAAGTACAACGTGGTACAGAACAATATATGAAAATTCTACGTACTGGTAAAGTTGACCTAGATTCATACACAACTTTACAAGAAACCATGGGTTTTGGCTTAGATAAGTTAGCAGAAAAATTTGGCTTTACAGGCAAATCTGCGCAACAAGATTTGTACAAAGCCTTACAAAGTGGTCAGGTTACCGTTGAACAGTTCAACCAAGGGTTAATTGATATCCAAGATGGCTTAGGCGGAACAAAAGAAGTCGCTCGAAAAACTACAGAAGGTATAGCTACTTCTTTTTCAAACTTAAAAAACTCCATAACTAATGGAATGGCAAATGTGTTAACTAAATTTGATGAGATCGTAACGAAAGTTTCTGGAAAAAGTATTGCGGCTAATTTGAATAGCTTAAAAGGTATTGTAAATAATACGTTTTCAGCGATTACAAAAGCCATGGATGGCTTAATTCCTGTTATTGAGAAAGTGACAGGATTTGTAAAGGAGCATTCTACTGCTTTTAAAATATTAGGTTCTATAGTAGTCGCAACAGCGGCTGGGTTTATAGCTTTTAAAGCAACCATAGGAATAATGAATAGTGTAAAATCTGCAATTATGGGCGTTAAGACAGCGTTTATTCTAATGAAAACAGCTATGATGGCTAATCCATTTGCGCTTGTTATAGCAGGCATAGCAGCTTTGGCAGCTGGGCTAATATACTTTTACAAAACTTCGGAACCATTCAGGAGTAAAGTTGATAACATAGTAGCGGGGCTAAAATCCTTTATGAAACCGTTAGATCAAGTGTTCGAGGGGATAAAACTTTTAACTAAAGGGTTTGCTGAAATGCTTACCAACGGTCCCGGTGAGCGAATCGCTGAACTTAGAAGTCAATTTATAAAAATGTTCCCAGAAGAATTGTGGCAGGGAATGATTAACTTTTCTGGAAAAATCAATGATATGAAATTAGGAATAAAAGCGATAGGTAAAATAGTTTCAGGTTCAATTAAAAATATGAGTGAATTAGGCGACTTCTTGGAAGGTGCTTTTACTGTAAAAGGTGAGCAAAGTATCATGAAGATGGGGAAAGCAATAAAAAACGTGATAGATGCATTTAAGAAATTAATTAATCCGACTGAAAAAGCTGGTCATTCTATTGATATTTTTAGTGTTGGTACCAAAGTGTTGAAAACAGTAATCCTTGCTATGTTAGGACCGATAGGGTTAATAATAAAAGGATTCGAATTATTAGCGAAGATTTTAGGCGGCGGAGATGTTAATAAAGGCATTGATACAATAATGAGTTCGTTTAAAGGACTAGCGGATGGTATAAAAAAATATGCTCCTCAGCTTGGTACGAATTTTGGTACAGCCTTAGAAGGGATTTTAGGAGCTATTGCAAACGCACTGCCGGGGATTGTTAGCGGCGCATTACAAGTAATATCTGGATTTATTGCCGGAATTGCGCAAGGGCTACCGAGTATCGTTGTGTCTGCTGGAGAGTTAATAATGGCATTTACTAATGGCATAGTGACATTGTTACCGATAATAGCTATGTCTGCTGCACAAATAATCAAAGCTTTAACTGATGGCATTTTGTTAGTTATGCCTACAATAGTAGAATCAGCCACCTCTATCATTACGACTTTTTTAGGTTCTTTAACAGAAGCGTTACCAAAATTAATAGAAGCTGGTGCAAATTTAATTAACGCTTTATTACAAGGAATCACTGAACAATTGCCAAAACTAGTTGAAAACATGGCTACTTTAATTGTTACATGGCTTTCTGAACTGAATAACCATTTGCCGGATATCTTACAGGCTGGATTTGAATTGCTGATTAATTTTCTGAAAGGTATTGCTAACAATATTGGTAAGGTGACTGATCAGGCAATCAGTATTATCGTTAATTTTGTTAATGCAATCGGGAATAGAATGGGCGACATCATTGACGCGGCTGTTAACTTAATGATTAATTTCTTAAATGGATTATCTTCTAGGATGCCTGATATCGTTGACGCTGGTGTGACATTAATCGTTAGCGTTTTACAAGGTATCACAAATAACCTATCACGAATAGTTGATGCAGGTACAGATTTAGTAGTGAAATGTATAGAAGGGATTGGAAATAATCTATACAGATTAGTAAACGTTGCTGCAGATTTAGTTGATAAATTAGTAGAAAGTATTATCAGTTATGCTGATAGGATGTGGAAAGCAGCTATCCGCTTAATCAATGGTTTGGCAGATGGTATCGATAATAACAAAGAAGAGGCTCGAGAAGCGGTAAGACGTCTAGTAAACAGTTTGGGTTCTGCAATTGTTGGAGACGAACTTTGGGACGCCGGTACATCTTTAATGAGCGGCTTACTAAAAGGGATAAAGTGGGGATTTGAAAAAGTTAAAGGTTTCGTTAGTGGTATGGCTGATACTATCGCTAGTTTAAAAGGCCCTATTCCATATGATAAAAAAGTCTTAATTGATAATGGTTCAGCTTTGATGGTTGGTTTAGAAAAAGGGATTAGTGATGGATTTAAGAATATTAAACATCTTACTTCTAATATGGCAGATTCTATTTCTAAGGAACTCTCATTTGACAATGCTTTTTCAAATTTTAACTTTACTAGTCCAGAATTAGCATTAAACACAAATATGATGGGCGCTGCTAATTTGGGTAGCCAAATTGTAAATAATAGCAACTTTGCGAAAACATACAATCCTACAATCAATATAAACATTGAACATGCAGATCTTTCTAATGAGAAATCAATTGAAGAAACTTCTCAACAATTGGCAACACTCACAGAACGACAAACAAGGGGGCGGCTATAATGGATTTAACGAATTATCCATATTTTCAATTTAGAGGAAAAAAATCGAATGAATTCTCTATGCGAATAAGAAACGAAATGACGTTTACTATTCCAGAGGCCGCTCTGCAGTTTACAGAAATTGACGGAAGAAATTCCGATGTCATATACGATAAAGGAAAATATAACGACATTGAGAAAGTCTTTCCGGTAAGACTTTATAAACAACCAGATACAACCATTGCTGCGCAGTTAAGAGATATCGCTGCGTGGCTTTATTTATCTAAAGATTATGCCCCACTTATTTTTAGTGAATACAGCGAGTACTATTATAAAGCGCTAGGCTACAGCAAAGTAGATGCAGCAGACAAAACAAGAAGTTGGTTAGATGTTGATTTTGTTTTTAAGTGCCAGCCGTTCGTTTTTCGTCTTGATGGTGATGATGAAAGAGATATAAAAAGTGGAGGTGGTATTAGGAATCCAGAAGCTTTTTCTAGCCTGCCAATTATAACTTTCAATAAAACTAGTAGTACACAAGATAGTAATATTTATATTAATGGCCAACAATTCAGGATTGCAAAAGAAGCTGGAACAGGAAAAATTACGCTAGATTGCGAAGAAGGCATTGCTTATAAAGATGGTGGCGTTAATATCACAAAATATTGCTTTTTAAATACAGAGGGTTATAGCCCAATCACTCTGCCCCCAGGCGAAAGCATTATCAATTATACCTATATCACTGATTTTAAAATTAAGCCAAAATGGAGGACATTAGCCGTATGAGCACGATTATTTTACATGATAAGAAAAATAACAATTGGAACTCCCTAGGTATAGGTCCTTTACAAGATGCAATAAATCCTCTTTCTACAAGGGAACGTAATGGTATTTATGATATGACATTCCAGTATCCAGTGGTAGGGAAACTATTTCACGAGCTTAAAGTAGGAAGATGGGTCGTTGCAGATGCTGGACCGACATTAGTCGCAAAAAGTCAGCGATTTGAAATCGCACAAATTACAAAACCAATCAAAGGGATTGTCACTGTTTACTGTGAGCATTATCGCTATAAATTGTTGCGCACAATGGTAAAAATTGGTTCCAAATACTCTAATATTTCGGCACAAACAGCATTGAATCAATTAAGAAGTCAGATGGAGCCTAAAAGTGATTTTACTTTTTACAGTGATGTGGGGACTACATCTTCAATTGATTTTACAGACCCCGCAAAATATAAAAATGCGCAAGAAGTTTTAGGTGGTGTAGCTGGTTCAATTTTAGATAATTTCGGTGGGGAATATCTTTTTAATAATAATCAAGTTCGCTTGTTAGCAAAAGCCGGTACCGATACGAATGTAGTCATTGCCTACGGTAAAAATTTAACAGATATTAATCAAGAGGAATCCATTGAAAATACGTATACTTCAATATATGGCTGGGCTAAAATCGGTAATGGCGATGATGAAAAAGTAATTACTCTACCAGAAATATATATTGATAGTGACTATGTCAGTAATTATACGGAACGTAGAATACAAATGGTTGATTTTAGTGATAAAGAGCCAAAAGATGTTGAAGCTTTACGCGGCATGGTTAAATCGTTTATTAAGTCTAATAATGTGGGGATTCCTCGTGTGAGTATAAAAGCTAGTTATGTAGACTTAGCGAGTTCCGTCTCAGATGAACAACTTAAAAGCCTTGAAGTTGTAGATTTATGTGATTGGGTAACGGTTGCGTTTAATCAATTAAACATTAATACAACAGCACAAATTGTAAAAACTGTGTGGAATATTTCTTTAGATCGATATGAGTCAATCGAATTAGGTGAAGCGAGAACTGATTTTGCCAAAGTAATCGAAGACTCGAAAACTGATACTGAAGATATAAAAGATAAACTTGGGTGGCTTGAGCAAGCACAAAAAGAAGCTTCTGATATTATCAAAAATCCAGGAAAAGGTCATGTGCTCATATATCCGTCGCTTGCAGATCCTCAAGAACTATTAATTATGGATACGACAAGCATAAGTACTGCTAGAAAAGTCTGGCGGTGGAATGTTGGAGGTCTGGGATTTAGTTCAACTGGATATAATGGTAACTATGAGTTAGCAATGACAAATAATGGGCTAGTTGTTGCAGACAGGATAGCTACAGGAACATTGAGAGCTATTAACATTATAGGTGTGACAATTACAGGGTCATCAATTACCTCGGAAAGTGGTAGCTATAAAATGTTTCTTAATAATGGCTCTTTAAACAACTATGTTAGCGGAGTACTTAGATCATCGCTAAATCCTTATAGCTTTTCGTTAAAAGACAGCAAAGCGATAGAAACGATGTCTTTGACTAGTTCAGGAGTAAGTATTAACAAAGAAGGAACGACAACTCAGTTGGGTTATTTAGGACGTGGACGTGACGCAAACACTAATCGAGAAGAGATGACTATGAATGTAGAAGCTGGGAATATAGGTGGAATAGCTGTTAAAGATACTTCTGAGGGATTATATATAAGAAGAATTGCTGCATCGTCGGCAGGAGCACATATATCTAGATTGACAATGGGTGGAACATATGTAGGTGGCTCAGGAGAAATAAGAAACGCTTATTTAAAAAATACAGGCGTCTCTTCTGTTTTTACTGTATATAATAATGTACCTTTACATTTTTATACGAATTTGAATATGCACGGCTATTCGATTATTAATCAATCTGATATACGTTTAAAAGAAAATATTGAAAATGCCACAATAGACGGGATCGAAGAAACAAAAAAACTAAATTTTGTTGAATTTGACAGGAAACAAAATTATCAAACAAGAGATCGACAAAAACAACCATCAAGAAAACGAGAGCTAGGTTTAATTGCTCAGTATTCCCCTTTCCTCTGCACGAAGAATGATGAAGATCATTATTTAGGGTTAGATATGAATAAACAGATAATGTTGAATAGTTTAACGAATAAACAGCTTATTGAACGAATAGAGCATTTAGAGGACAAGGTTAATCGAAAGAACAGGAATAAAAGAAAATATCATAGAGGGGTGATTTGATGGCGAATAAGATATTAAATCTCGATTTTTCAAAGGATCCAATCATGCCACCAATTATTTATGGTCGCGTCGGTGATGAAAAAATGCAAACAATTACGGTGAAAATTTCTCGAAGAGATGAGATACCCGATTTATCGGGCGGAGTAATTACTTTTGAGGGAGAACCTGCAGGTGGAAAAGTAAAAGTTTTTGATTCCGAAAATGTCTCTTCCAATAACGCTGGATTGCAAAAAGGAACATTTGAATACACGTTTCCTAGTGCAGCTTTTAGCATAGAAGGGACGTACAAGAGGGCTTATTTCTCGTTTCAAAAAGATGGGAAAAGAGATACTACCGGAGACTTTAAAATCATCGTTAAAGGAAATGCTGACATTGACGCAGAGGAAGCAGAAACGATTATCACAGAATACAACAAATTGGTAACAGCGTTAAATGAGGCCTATCAAGCAGCCTTAAAAAAAATAGATACTGATTATGATGCGGTAGTTGCTCGTATTGAATCAATTAAAACAGAAATGAATACATTACAAGCGAAAATTGATAAAACAGTCAGCGATGCAGAAGGTCGTATATCAAAGGTGGTTACAGATAGTGAAGCGAAAATTAACACCACAGCAAAAACTGCAGAGACAACTATTGAGTCTATTGGGCAAACAGTTACTGCTGAAATGGATAAAGCGTTAGAAGAATTAAGAGCAGCGGACTTCTATACGCAGGCTGAGTCAGATTCTCGTTATGTGAATAAAACAGAAATGGAGAATGGGGCACTTGTTTCTAAAAAAACAGTAATTAATTCTCAAGACTGGGATGTAATTCTAGATGAAGGAATTTACACCGTTTTTGGAGCTTCTGGAGCAAATAGACCTTATTCGGGTGCAGTTTATGGTGCTTTAGTTGTTTATGCTGATAATACATTTGTAAGTCAAACGTATATGTATAAAGGTGAAACATACACCCGTAGTCGTCAAGGCAGTCCAGCGACTTGGACACCATGGAATAAAATGTTTGTGGAAAAAGAACAACCTTTTGAAGCTTGGTATTCGCCCGGGACTAATCATGTTGGATTCAAAAACAAAGCAAGGTACAATTTGGGACCGGAATTTAGCAATGTAGGTAATCGACTTGGATTACCTATGAAAAGCAATCCTTTAGAATGGAATAGTGGTCGATGGCAAGCAAAAGTGCTTAGAGACTGCAAGTTAAATGTAAGCGGAACTGTAAAATATCAAGTTGGCGGTTCGATAGGTGTTCTCTATGCTTACACTCATATTGACAAAGGTTTTGATGAAGGAGTAGGTGACTTAGGTATTGGATCAGCGGTCGGGGCTGTTGGTGGTTTGAATTATCAAAATTTTGCAGCCTTTGATTTAAACGTTACCCTAAAAAAGGGGGAATATTTTGCTTTTCGTTTAGAATTAGCAGCAGATAAGCAACTTGAATATACTCAATTATCGTCAATGCGTATTACAGAATTAGTATAGGGATTGAATTTTAAAATGAAGCCGTTTAGCGAAAGCTAGGCGGTTTTTATTATTGGAAGGTGGAAAATATGGTGATTATTGATAATCAAGCGTTGATACTAGAATTTAAGAATATGATTTCTAACGGATTTATCCAAGTGTTTGTCTGGATTGTGTTAGGTGATATTTTAACAGGATTATGTAAAGGGATTTTCATTAAGGAGGGGAATAGCACAAAAGGATTGCTAGGATTGGTAAAACATCTTTTAGTGGTTTGTCTAGTAAGTATTGCTTATCCATACTTAAAAATCATGGGTCTAGAATCAATCGCTACTGGATTTGTCTTATTTTATATAGCAGTGTATGGCATTTCCATTATTGAAAACTTAGGGCAGTTAGGCGTTCCTTTTCCTTCATGGGTTAANNANCATTTAAGNAAATTAAAAGATGAAAATGATAAAGGNGGTGAACCNAAAGATGGTACAAGTGATTAATCAATCTGTTTGTGGAGGGATTGCTGGTAGACGCCCCAATGCAACCCCAAAAGGCGTTGTCATTCATAATGATGCAGGAAGTATTTATGCGACTGCTGCGCAATATGTTAATGCTTTAGCTGTAATGTCTCCTACGCAATTAGCGAATGGTTTTGCTCATTATTATATTGATNCGCAATATGTTAATGCTTTAGCTGTAATGTCTCCTACGCAATTAGCGAATGGTTTTGCTCATTATTATATTGATCGAAATACAATTGCACGTGTAGAAGATACATTCAACGCAGCTTGGCATACAGCAAATTCAGATGGAAATTTGAACTATGTTGGTTATGAGGTNGTAGAAGATACATTCAANGCAGCTTGGCATACAGCAAATTCAGATGGAAATTTGAACTATGTTGGTTATGAGGTNTGTCAATCGATGGGCGCTAGCGATGCNGANTTCTTAGCGAATGAACAAATGACATTTAAACAAGTTGCTGAAGATATGAAGTTTTGGGGAATGCANCCTAATAGAGATACTGTAAGATTNCACAAAGAATTTGTTCCTACAGCATGTCCTCATCGTTCGTGGGAATTGCACGGAAAAGAAACAAATGCCGTAAAAGACTATTTTATTAGTCAAATAAAAAAATATATGGGCAATCCAAACGAAAGCAATAGNAACTCAAGTAATAACAATCAAAATAATATAAAAGGTGGAGAAACGACTATGCAATGCTTATATGAAAGACCAATTAATTCAAAAACAGGTAAACTAGAATGGAATGGAGATGCTTGGACGGTAATGTTTTGTAACGGAGTTAACACAAGACGTGTGTCTCATCCAGATGAAATGAAAGTCATTGAGGACCTATACAAGAGAAACAACGGCAAAGATATTCCTTTCTACGGACAAGATAAATGGAACAAAAACGCTCCTTGGTATCATCGCTTAGAAGCTATGTTTCCAGTCGTAAAATAAAAAAAGCCCTCAATTTGAGGGTGGTACATAATAGATCAAGAAATTTTTTGTTTAGTCTCATTGAATTATATTGAAATGTAGAATGAAATGATTAAAGTGCAGCTAGTTTTTAGTTGAAAGTACATCACGTTTAAATTTTTAAAAAGAACGGGTATCTTAGTTGGTACCTATTTTTTGTATAAAAGGTATTGAAATTTAAGAATAATTGTTTAAAAATGTGGTTACCTAAAAATCACACTTCTCTCTCTTTCTAAGAAGCATCTCGAGTAAAAGAAGGGTGCACCTATCTTTTTCCAAGTCCTAAAGATAGGAGTGTTTTTGTATTGAAGTATAGTGAACATTGGTATAGAATAGTAGTAGACCTTTTNCCAAGTCCTAAAGATAGGAGTGTTTTTGTATTGAAGTATAGTGAACATTGGTATAGAATAGTAGTAGACCTTTTTAATAAAGGTCACCTGTGTTCTTAATTTCCACGTGGCTCTCTATTTTATATAGAGAGTCTTATTTTTATTGAAATATAGAAAAGAAAGCGGTAAAATATATTCACCAAACAATTTTTATTTTTGTCTTATTTTTATTGAAATATAGAAAAGAAAGCGGTAAAATATATTCACCAAACAATTTTTATTTTTCATTTTATCACTACCTCTTGCCGCCTTTCCCCAAACGAGGCGGCATCTTTTTACATAAAAATATTGAACTCAAAAAACAGATATTGTAAAATATTTATACATATTTAAACTCTTATTTTTTCACGCAGACCGCCTTTTTTCAATAAGGTGGTCGTTTTTTTGTTGAAAATTGAAAATCAATAAAGTAAAATTATTATATATTAAGCTATAACCAGTAAGAACTATTTTATCACCAATAAGCTAGTTATTTCTTGGACCATTAGCTCAGCTGGTTAGAGCAAACGGCTCATAACCGTTCGGTCACAGGTTCGAGTCCTGTATGGTCCATAACGAAAGCCTCGCT